CAGGAATATTTTCTTTCACTTTAACAGGTTTTTAAATTTCATACCCATATAGTCACAATGGAAAAGTCTAATTTATTAGGAGTAAGCGCAGGTCAAGGTGCTTTATTATTCCCTTTTATAAAATCTAAAAAGTACAAGCTCCTGGGTAATATTGAACCAAGAGGAGTTTTTCATACAAATTGCGAAAGTCAGTGGAAATTAAACTTTGGAGATATACCGTTTTACAAGGGCTTTTGTTTACAAGAATTTGATGAGAAAGTAGACATCATAATTTCATCCCCAGACTGTGGTGCATCCTCAGTTATGAGGTTATCAAAAGTAAAAGAATTGGGCAATCCCCAGGATAACCGTAGTCTTAATCTAGTAATTGCTGCAATATTAGAGTATAAACCTAAGATATTTCTTATAGAAAATCTACCAAGACTGCTATCCTTGCTACCTAAGGATTTCTTTGAGGAAACACTGAAAGACTATAAATTAGTTTTTCACGAAAGGTCAGTTTCTGACTATGGGAACTCTCAGGTATCAAGGAAGAGATTACTCATTATTGGAGTGCATAAAAAGACCGGTAAGAAATACTTGAATGCTTTTGATGAAATATTCCAAGTAAAAACTCCAACAACTACTAGAAATCTACTTAAACCACTCACATTCTCTCAGAAAAATAATACTAACCAGATCCCGTTTATGAGTAAAACTCTGGCAATGTATGATTATCGAAAGCTTCCAGAGAAGAAGAATCTCACAGTAGCAAAGATACATCGACTTTGGGTTAGGGATTTCAAGAATGAAAAGAAGTGGCCTATCAAAACTGCAAAGATGAGTACTCTTCCAGGAGTGTATAGATTGGAGTATGATAAACCCCCCTTAACTCTCAGACCTGCAGATAGGCAATTTAGACCCGATGGCTACCCTTTGGGAATAGAGGATTTCAAGGCAATTATGGGATTCCCCGATAAATTCGAAATTTACCTTCACAAAGATGGTGATACCTTCGAGGGTGATTTTAAGGATTACCATTACTGGCTTAACAAGGCAAGGTACACAATTGCCAAGGGTTCGGTTTATGAGGTAGGGGTTTGGTTCAAAAAATGCCTCAAAAAGGCAAATATCTAAGAACCTTGAGTTTCAGCTTTATATATAAAGTCTTATATATAAGTTTCTGAGGTGCCTTGAAATATATAGATATATAATATACTACGTATATATATCTATATATTTATCTGCGTATATATAGCTATTCATATATCATATCGTAAGTAGTATATTTGGATATTATCTCACTTCGTTCGATAAAGGTAATCGCTAAGCGATTACCGAATAGATAGTATCATTAAAGCGTGCGAACTTCCTAAAATTTTTGAACATGAAGAATTTAAAAAGGGCCTTGTTCATTGTACTTCTAGGATTTACTATTTACCTTTGCTTCAGGAATTACAAACTTTCTCGAGAGGTTGATTCCCTGGAACTAGCGGTCAATGAAATCCCAGATACAGTATACACAGAGAAACCCTTCAAACCAGAGAAGAAGTACTCAGAAAAAGTTGAACCAGGTAAAATCTTAGTTTACGATAATAGTTACGATAATAGGCAGCCAACTCTCTTTCCTGATTCCATGCTAAGGCAGCCAGCTATCAGTAAACAAGATTCCCTGGTTCAAATTGTTTTGAAGAAAGATAAGTTGAACTTGAGTCTGTTCAATAAGGAGACTAACACTTATTCAACTAGACTATTCCCAATCGATTTAGATAAGTACAACTACAACTGGTATGAAGGTCAATTAACTCGAAAGAAAGTTGCAAGGTTATCACTTAGTCCATACGTTTACGGCAAATACAGACCTTTCAATAATCTCTTCGATATGGGAGCTGGTCTTTCAATCAAGACTAAGAGATTTAATTACAAATTCGGGGTCAATACCTTTTACTATCCGAAGATAAAATCTGGGATAGGTACTGACATCGAATTTCAAATAACGTATAACTTTTAAGTAATGGCAAAGACTATCTCAGAAACTAGAACTACATTAACTCGGGAGGAGCTATCAAACCTATCCCGAGTTTCTAGTGATGTTTTCTTTTTTAGCCTTTTTTGCTATGTGATACATCCAGTAAGAGGAAAGGTAAGATTCGATTTATACCCATTTCAGAAATCCGTTCTCTACAATTTCATTGCCCAACGATTCAATATCATTCTCAAATTCCGTCAGGCAGGAATTACAGAACTTATTTCAATGTTCTGTCTTTGGTTGGCGATGTACCATCCCAACAAAAAGATAAACATCATCTCTATCAAAGACACAACTGCTAAGAAGGTGCTTAAGAAGATTAAGTTCATGTACAAGAATCTTCCATGGTACCTTCAAACTCCCATAATCAATGGTAGAGCTGGAGAATACGGTTCTGCTTCCATGATAGAATTTGATAATGGGTCATTTATTGAATCAATTCCGACATCATCCGAAGCCGGTCGTTCGGAATCCCTTTCTCTTCTGGTAATTGACGAGGCAGCAGTAGTAAGATGGGCTGCTCAAATTTGGGCTGCTGCATTCCCTACTCTTTCCACTGGTGGAGCTGCCATCGTCAATTCCACTCCCTATGGAGTTGGTAATTTCTATCACTCAACTTGGGTAGATGCCATTGCAGGAGGTAATCCTTTTAACCCAATTCGATTATACTGGCAAATGCACCCAGAACGAGATATCAATTGGTATAACCAAATGTCTTCTGCTTTGGGAGCAAAACGAACTGCACAAGAAATTGATGGTGACTTCTTATCATCTGGTAATACAGTCTTCGACTTAGCCGATATTAAAGCTATCGAAGACTGCCTTAGTGATTACCCAGTTATTAAGAAGAGATTTAATGGTCAATACCGACAATTCTGTGAACCCGAATCAGATAAAGAATATTTCATTGGTGCAGACGTTTCAACTGGTAGAGCTTCTGACTACTCTTCATTTACTTGTATGGATAAGCTAGGAGAAGAACAAGTAGTATATAAGGGAAGAATGGCAGTGGGAGCTTATGCTAAGTTACTTGGTGATACTGGGAAGTTGTTTAACTGGGCAGTAATAGCTCCAGAATCCAATGACGTTGGTTTATCAGTAACTTCTAAGCTTCAAGACGAAGGCTACCCTAACCTTTACTACTACCAGAAGATGCTGAAGAAAAAAGGTAAAAGTAGACCTGAAATGGATAAATCCCCTGGTTGGTTAACCACCCAAAAGAATCGTTCAGTGATAATAGAAAACTTGGAAGAAGATATTCGATTAGATCACGTAATCATTAAGGACCCATTCTTTGTACAAGAAGCTTATACCTTCATTTATGATGGTTTAGGTAGACCTGTTGCAATGGGTAAACATAGGGCTAACAATTCAGCTGTAGATGTAGACCTTGAAGGAGATGTATATGCCGATGATGATATCTTTGGAAAAGCAATATGTAATCACATAAGGAAAGGAAAAACTAACGTAATCGTACAACCAAGATGAAAAAGTACTTCAATTTTAGTTGGGGTTGGGGACGTAAGAAGGACCCTCCCAAGAATGGTACATCCTCTAATAAAGAGGAAAAGCCTGCCACATCAATTTCACCTGGTAGGGTTTCAGTTGACGATGATAGTGATAACTTAATTACATCATTACAAGGGTTGACTAAATTAGTTGAACCCTCTTTTCGTGTTGATGTGATACCTTTAATTCGGGATTTATATAAGGTAAATCCCGATATGGGCATTGCATTACAAGATATGTTTAAGTTAGCTAACACCAGTCATACAGTAACTTTCCCTAATAACACTGATGAAGAGGCTTCAAAGATGAGAGAACATCTTAAGAAAGCCACCAAGGGATGGACCAGATATACTGCTGGTATAGATGGTTTAGTTAATAAAATGATTGTTCAACTTCTTGTAAGTGGGGCAATATCCGTAGAAGGAGTACCCAATGATAAGCTTGATGGTTTGGCTACTGTATTATTCCTTAAGCCAGAACACATCAAGTTTAAACGTGAATTAAATGGGGTGTATGCTCCTTACCAAAAGAATATAAATTTCTTTGTTAAGCAACAAGATTACATTAAGCTTAACCCAGAAACCTACTTCTATGTTGGTATGTTCAATGATACCGATGAACCTTATGGAGTTCCTCCATTTATGCCTGCATTAGATTCTCTCAAAGGACAAAATGATATGAAGATTAACTTCAAACATATCATGGAGATTTGTGGTATGGTTGGTTTCTTAGAAGCTAAGATGCAGAAATCTCCACAAAGACCAAATGAGAGTATAAAAGCTTATGAATCCCGATTATACCATGAACTTAATATCCTTAAACGTAATGTTAAAGAGGGTATGAAGGATGGAGTAGTTGCTGGTTACATAGATGACCATGAATTCAAACTAAATTCTACTACTAAGGAGCTCGGTAATATCGAGAAGCCTTGGAATATGAACCAACAATCTGTAGCAAATGGGTTGGGAGTTAATGGCTCTATCATTGGGGTATCATCTACTACTGGTGAAGGTGCAACTGGTATAATGCTGTCTAAGATGATTAGCCAGTTAAAAAATATCCAAATGCTTGTAGCTTATGTATTGGACCGACTTTATTCTCTAGAACTGCGTCTGGCAGGCTTTAATAATAAGGGAATGAAGATTGATTGGGGAACTTCTACAGTTTCTGATGAAGTTAAAATCCAACAAGGTCTTCAGTATAAGATACAGAACCTTGACTTATTGTATAAGGCTGGTATCATTAGTCAAGAGCAATATGCTTGGGCAATGGGTTATGATTCTCCTGATGAGAAAGAACCAAGAGTTTCACTTGAGGACC